TCAACATACTTCTGGTTGTAAAGCGTCATCATGTCGGTCTCACCCTTCATGAAAGTGTAAGCCTCAACGAGAGAGCCGTAAAGAAGTACGGTATCAAAGTTGTCGCCAAGCCAAGAAGTGCCAGACGGGTTATTGGTTGTATCCGCGATAGAAACAGGATAATAGTAATAATGCAGCTCGGCAGTATAAGCAGCATCAGGAGTAGGACCCATGATGAAAGAAAGTTCATTGGTAATATTACCACTTGTTATGGTTGGACCAAATAAAGCGTAATACTGTGGCGTGCCATAAGAAACAGGGTTGCCGTACACTTCACGAATAAAGTTAACATCTTTGTTAATCAAGTACAAAAAGCTGCCTTGAAATGTAACGTTACCAGATACAGTTCCCGTCAATGCTAAATTCAACGTAATTACAAGACCATTGATGTTGGTGACCGTTGCTCCACTAGGAATGTTTGACCCAGACACAATCTGGCCCAATGCCACATTTGTGTTTGAGCCAATCGTAATGGTATAAGTACCAGATGTTCCAGTCGCTGTCGTTGTAGCAGTCTGATAAATGGCCAACGAATACGGCGCCAAAAAGTCAGAAGGTGTAGACAAGTATTGGTTGTACTGTGTAATACTGCCGGTTACATTTTTGCGCAGAGATGGAAACTGAACCGAGTTGTAAATGCGCTGCTCAGCTTGCTCAACAAACGTAGGAATATCCGCTACGAAAGTGGTCTCGTAGTTTTGGGTGTAATCCTGGATCAGTTGTTTAAGCTGAGTGTAGTTCACGCCATTGGTCCTCTGGCCATCACGCCTTTGGTAGCTGCTCCAGTACCGCGAATTTTGATGCCAGTCTCTTTGACTTCTTCATTCATGGTAATACTCACGCCTTTGAGTGGAACCCAGTTTTTTTTCTTGTTAAAGCTGGGCTCAGTGCCTGCATCTTCAAGATGAACGGGCTTATCCTTCATGGTATGTGGACGAGCATACTCTTCAGCAGAACCATTAAACACCTTTGTAGGCTTATGAATGGCGGGGCTGTTCTTGGTTGTTGGTTTAACTTGAGTAACCATCATTTGCTCCCAGGTTTTTGGTTGTGAGCGCGAGCCAAATTGCGGCCGACAGCTCTCATGGCTTTACCAGTGACGCCACCCTTGGCCATCTTGTGGATTTTGCCACCCTTCTTGAGTTTGCTCAAGTCGGTGTGCTTGCCGGGATGCTCTTGTTTATCATGCATACCAAAAGCCTTCTTGATCAGCTTTTTGTCTTCTTGAATATCGTCATGTTTAGCCATTTTTAGCTCCTACGTTGTAACTATTGTAACTGTACCCACTTGTACGTTTGGAATCAAATAGTTTTGCGTCAAAACTGCATCAAAACTACTGGCTCCGCCAACTGGATTCCAACCCCACTGAAAAACTCTACTGCCGCCGCCAATACTTCCATCAGCAGTCACGCCAGAAGCGTAATAGGTGGTGTCAGGGCGCGGATCTCGCAGTCCTTGTGGGTCATCTACAGGGTACATGCCCAATTGCAACTGAGGCTGATCTGGGTCCCAGCAAGAGGGGCATACCAATATGTTGTAATTCTTGGTTTTAATGATCTCTTTTCTTAAAACCGTCAACTTATATTGAAACCCGCAACGATCACACTCCGCAATCGCATTCTTACCAGAGGCAAACCTGTTGCCCATGATCAGTAACTCCCGCCTATGTACATCCTGCGTGGCACAAAACGCACCGCCGCCTTCTCATGATCTTCACCAGCTGCCAATTCCCAAGCCTCATCGTATTGAGACTTCAAAATTGGTAATCTTTCCAGCGCATTTGGTACTTTTAACGCCATGTAATAGGACAGTCCAGCCACCAAGCATGGAACAAATCTAAATGGCACGTCAGCAATGTTGGTACCGCCGCCCATATCCTGGACGCGGCGCATTCTCCAGTACACAAACTGGTAAACCTGCGATGAATCAGGGGTTGGCCACACGGTAATACTGTTCTTCTGCGACAAAATGACTGCAATTCCAGCGTTGTGTGTAGCAGCTGTGGTGTTTCCTTGGCCGCGAGTGCAGTTCAAGAGGTAAGCAGGGTTTCCATTTGCAGCTGGCTGGAGCTCGTTGTACCCAATCAGCTCGGAATCGAGCTTAATAAAACCAGCATTTGGTAGTCCATTGAGGGTACTAACGGCAATCGAGGTGTCCGTTGTGCCAACAGCGGAATATACAGTGGCAGCAGTGACTTGATCATTGGCTGAAAGACGCTGAATCCATACTTGGATAGGGCGCCCTTGAATAAGTTTGTTTGGAATGGTCGCATAAGTTGAAACACTGATGCGTGTAATTGTTAAATCGGCCTGGTTGTTGGCCACATTTTGTTGCGTTCTAATAACGTGTTCAAGCAAATCAACTGTATCGTCAGGCAATGCGTATGTGGGCTGTCCAGGAACCAATGTAATGGCGTCTTGCTCAAACGTCCACATGTTGATGCCACGGTTGGCCCAATCGGCAAAGAGTAAATTCAATGACCGACGGGCCGTCCTAACATCATATCCCGAACGGGATTCGCCACCGCAACGCTCAAAAGCCTCCTCGACTAACTCGGGAAGCTGTAGATTGAACGCTGCAACGCCGGATGTTGTTGCCATTTACTTGTCTTCAGTATTGGTACTATTACCAGCAGTTACTTCCGCAGGTGCTTCAACAGCAACAGGAGCAGGATCAATAGCGACAACAGGTGCAGGAGTCTCAACGACAGGTTCATTGGCTTTGCTCATAAAAGCAGCAAACTTTTCTAAGAGCTTGTGCTCGTAACCAGAAATAGAATGTCCGGCTTCGCTTAAAAAGCTAACGATTTCATTTTTCATTTTGCGGCTTTCATATTGTCAATTAAGTTGGGGTAGGGACGCCCTGCCTTTTTGGCTGATGCTTTCGCGGCAGCTTTCTTGGCTGGGCTCAAGTGTTTGTGTTTTTTCTTGGGGTTTGGTGTATTCCACACTGCTCCCCCTTTAGCATACACATCTACATCGTTTGGTTTATCCTTGCGATGTATTACCTTTTTACCAGGCATTTTTGACGGGTTAATGTCACCCATACCCCTACTAGCCATCATTTGTACATCCCACCTTTGCAGGCTACGATTGTGCCTTTGGTATGGCCGCGCTCGCAGCAACCATCAGCACGCTCATGTGCTCGGTGAGTCATGCCACCTTTTTTCATACCACCGGGACGACGCGCTGCTAACATTGGATTAACAGGCATACGTCCAGCCATAGGAGCTGCAACAGTAGGTGCAGCCATCGCATTACGCATTCTTGGCATCATTGGCATGATTAACTCCTTAACCGGCGTGTTTTTGGTGCTTGTGCATGTGCTCTACAACTTCATGGTGCAGCTTGTGGCCAGCAGCATGTTCTTTGTAGTGATGATGGTGATGAACGTGACCACCAGCCTCGTGCTCCTTCATGTGATGCACATGGTGCTTGTGCTCATGTGGATGCTCATGACCAGCTGGGTGAACGTGCTTGTCGTGCTCGTGATGTTTGCTGTGCATGGTATGCCTCACTTTTTGTGATGATGTTTAGCAGCTCCGCCGCGCTTCATACCAGTTGTAGAACCAGCCATCTTAGGCATCATGGCCTTTGTATGACCGCGCTCTTGAACTGAGTGCTCGCCGTGCTTTTTAATTCCGCCTTCTTTGACTTTGCCCATCTTGGCTGTAGTCATGCCGCGCTTTTCTTCAGTGCCGTGCATACCAGTAACTTCACCGCCTTTGGCGTAAGCTTTGTGATGTGCTGTACCACCGTGTTTCATCGCTTCTTTCAAGTGATGATGAGCCATCTTCATATGATGATGATGCATTTCGTGTTTCTTTTCCATATCTCCACCTTGTTTAAATGTGCGGCCTTTGTCCGCTTTACTGAACTCCTGCCCCACACTTTGAGGGACCCCTACTTTCTTGGAAAAAGATGGACTGTGAGCCACCACCTCCATGAAATTGTGCTGCTTTTTGCTAACTGACGGCATGTGCGCTCTCAATCAATCTATCAATCTTGCTTTCCAGACGATCCAACCGGTCCAGAACTCTGTTTATATCGGCATGGACTTCTGCTCTGCTCACATACTCTTTGCCAATCTCTTCCCGAGTCTTGTTCAGCAAAATAGTTACGCGTTGCAATTCTGCTGATTTCTCTCTCAACACCCAGCCTAGCAAGGCGACAAGTAAGGAGAGAACCGCATTCCATATCGTCGAGTCCATTATAAGTATCTGCCTTTGGTGTGTCCACGCTCGGCAATTCCGTCTGCTCTGTGATGAGCTGATCCGCCTTTGGCGTGATGCTTAACGTGATGTTTGACTTTCCCGCCATGCTTCTTACCCATACTTTGACTGGCTTCATTGTAGGCCGCCTCGTTTTGAGCTTGCTCTTTTTGCTCTTGACGTTCTTTTTCCATCTCATAACGCTGTGAAGGCGTTACATACGTTTCATCGGGCTCGTCGGTACGTTGTGGGTTTACAAAACCTCTACCAGCTCCAGCATTTTTTGTAGCCATGTTAAACCATCCTGCCTTTAGTGTGTCCTCTTACAGCGCAGCCATCGGCACATTTCCAAACGCGCAAACTCTTATTGATTCTGCTGTTGGGGTCGTTGGCTGTTTTTGCTGACGTCAATTTCTTTTTCATACCTTCCATCCTGGCACAGAAGGATTTCTTCCTTGATCCGCCCTCTGGTTGGGGAGCTTTTAAATTCATCCCCTCCTTCTTTGCGGATGCCCGACCCTTGGCGTTTAAGCCACCGTTCGGATTCTTCCCTTCTTTGCGTTGCCATGCTGGAGTGCTCATGATTAACCATTCAAAATCAAATAGCCCTCTTGCGAAACCGTTAAGGCCGCAGTACCGGTACTGGCTTTTGCTTGCAATTGGATGTCCGTTTTTTCCGCCACAGCTCTGGGCATGACCCGTTGCGTATGGTAGTTATTTGTAAACGGAGCAATGATCGTAACAGTGGATACACCAGTGTTAGTTGTTTGGTAATTTTGATACGTCGCAAAACCAGCAGGATTAGCATTCAAGCTAGTATTGATGTCAATACGGCTTAAATAAAACGTATAGCCCGCAGGGACGGTATAGATGCCCATCAAAGTGCGACCGTTGCCAGCTAAAATTTCCGCATACAAAGTTGTATCAGATGTATCTTTTAGCGTGATGTTACCAGTGGGTGCGCCGGTGGTTACTGACATGCTATTGATACGAAAGTACGATTTCACTGTAGTCACAGCGGTCGTTCCGTTCAACTTTATAGTTTCAGAAATTTGGTTATAGTTTGCATCCAGCCCATTGATAAGAACAAACGTATTTGTTTTGTCATCGCCACTGTTAACAGAACTAGCAACGTGCATTTGAATTGCAGACGATGGAAAAGTGTAGGTGGTATTGCCTTCCCACACAGGAACAAACGATGTGCCTACTGCTGATTGATAGCCATAAATGTTTAGGACACTATGTCCGTAAATTTGGCCACGCGCAACCTGTAAATCAAACGGTTCGTAAAGCGCTTGTCTTGTAATTGAATTAACGATGTTGCCCGTGCTGGGTACACCATTTGGACTTTGTGCCATAAATAATCTCCTTAATTAAAGACGGGGGCCGAAGCCCCCAGAAGATCAGTCGAAGTTACCGTAGGGGTAAGTTGTCAAGTTGCCGATGTTATTATCGGGCTGGCTGTAACGCAAAGTCCAGTTCACTTGTCCTGTAATTGCTGTAGCAGACAACAGATTGGTTCCAACCAAAGCAACGGTCAAAACAACTTGTGACAAGTTAGGCTGTGTACCGCCTTGGTAAATGTCAGTTGAAGTGGCTGATTGATTGATGATCTGTGTGCCAGTGAAAGTGGACAACGTTTGACGGCCAACGGCGTTATTTGTCAACGCGGCAGTCTGCATGTACGCGGCTGTACCAGCGGCGGCAGTGTAGTTGTTTGAAACCAAGAACTGTACGCTGGTCAAAGAAGCGGTGCCACCTGCGACTGCAAATACAGTAGCAATATCAATAAATGTGTCGTCTAAGTCTGCGCCTGTAGGCAAATAGAAAACCGCACCGCGATAAATGTTTGTGTTTGTATCAGCAGGAATTGTTTGTGCCGTTGGTGTGGCAGTTGCTGATGGTACAAAAACTGTAGCGGGTAGATTGGGGATGGTGTTTGATGTTACAAACTGGCCAGAGCTACCAGCAAAAGTGGGGGTGCCGTTAACGGCATTTGAAACATCTAGGTCAGCGTTCTGAACCAAGACAGAATAGCCTACGTTGCGTAGTGGGCCAAAACGGTTGTCGCCCGATAGAATTGGGCCTTCGAAGGTGCTGCGTGCCATGATAATTCCTCTGCAATAAGTAGTATGCCAATTGATTGCACATGACCCCTAGGCGGGCTGGCGGCATACATGAAATCCTAGATGTTTT